GCGACGGGGCTTTATGCTCCCGGCCAACATCGATGGAGTATGCCAAGTACTCCAGCGGAAAAAAGTCAAGGCAGACCTGGCACAGGCGGAGCGTACAGGCTGGCGCAACATCCGGGACTGGGTGCTGGCGCAAATGGCGATCATCGAGGCCGGTATGGTGAGCATGGACGAGGTGTTTCTGCCATACATGACCGACGGTCGAGGCAATACACTGTACCAGCTCTATCAGGGCGGACAACTGGCTTTAGGGGAGGGATGAGATATGAACATCGGACTCATTGATGTGGATGGGCATAGTGGGTTCCCAAATTTGGCGTTGATGAGATTGTCGGCATGGCATAAAGCAAGAGGCGACGCCGTGGAGTGGTGGGATGGGTTCAAAGCCTACGACCGGGTATATATGAGCAAGGTCTTTACGTTTTCGCCGGACGTGGAGACCATCATCCGGGCGGATGAGGTGATCCGCGGTGGTACTGGTTACAAAGACTACGGCAGCCTCCCGCGAGAGATAGAGGCCACCTTGCCGGATTACAGCATCTATCCGCAGGTCAAGCACGCGATCGGCTTTTTGACCCGTGGATGTATCCGCAACTGCCCGTGGTGCATCGTCCCGCGCAAGGAGGGGGCAATACGCCCGGACTTTACATGGGAAAAAATAAAGCGATCGGACAGCCGTGATTTGGTGCTCTTGGACAACAATGTGCTGGCACACCCGCATGGGATAGAGCAAATCGACTCAATGGGTCATGCGCAGGTACGGGTGGACTTTAATCAGGGGTTGGATGCCAGACTAATTACAGCGGACGTAGCCAGAATGCTGTCAAAGCTGCGCTGGATACGGTTTGTGCGCCTGAGCTGCGACACAGCGTCTATGCTCCCGGTGATCGAGCAGGCGGTAGCCTATATGAGAGAGGCGGGAATCGCGCCGTTCCGATTTTGGTGTTACATGCTGGTACAGGATGTGGAGGAGGCTCACCGGCGCGCACTGGCACTGGACAAGCTGGATATTATCCCATTTGCTCAGCCGTACAGAGATTATGACGGCGGTGAGCCAACTAAAGAGCAGCGCAGGTTTGCAAGATGGGTTAATATGCGAGCCGCATTTAAATCGTGCAAATGGGAGGACTTCTCGGGATGATTTGGAGAGGGGAAGGCTGGAACAATTCTAGTGGAAAATCCTTTGCTCGCTGAATATGTAAAACTTGGCCACATTGACCGCCTCCGTGAACTGGCCCAGGCGGACAAAGAGGGGCGGTGCGTGGTGCTGCCGTTAGACGATTATACCTGGACTATTCGAGGGGACATTGTTCGTGGCATTATCAAAGCAAATTGTCGGGCTGCGAAGAAAGAGGCCGAGGCCGCACTACGGAGGGATCAGGGAAAGGAGAAGGAGGACGAGCATGAGACTAGTTGATGCGGATAATGCACGAGAGTGCTTTGGTGGTGATGGGGTGACTGGAGCTGTCATGCAGCGGATGTTTGATAGCCTGCCCACCATCGACGCCGTGCCTGTGGTCAGGTGCCGGGAGTGCAAGTTTTACCGAGAGTTCCGTACAAAACGGCACAACCAGCTCATGCGACTGTGCTACCGGATGGGCAAGCACGATATGGAGTACCCGGTCAAGCCGGATGATTTCTGCTCCTACGGCCAGCGAAAGGAGGACAACCTGGACGAAGCCATCGAAAAGTACCTGAAAATCAAGGAGGAGGCCAACATGGACAAGCCGAGAATTTGCGAGGTGCTTGGGGTTGAACCAGAAGAAAAGTTTGAAATTAGAGGAAACACGTTAGGGCGATTTCGTATCAATAAATATGGGACATTCCAGATTGAAATATCAAATGACTGCTGGGGATTCTCCACTGTGGAATGTCTTAACAATCTCATAAATCATCCAGAAAACATCGCCCGCAAGCCACGCTGGACGGAGCGGGAGGTGGAGAGGGCGAAGGCTATCAAAGTGCTATATCCAGTTGTTAAAACATTGGCATACGTTGATATAGTGGGACAGACATTTTACATGTATGATGACGAAGACAACTATAAGGGCAGTCTTGATAACCTTGATGAAACGTTTCCTACGCTGAGGAGCATAAGGCGGGCCACATTGGACGAGATCATCGGAGGTGCCCAATGATTTCCTTGAAATGCCCTGATTGCGGGTTCTTTTTCAGCGTAGACTTTCCTGACGATATTTCCGAAGATGAACGGGTCGAACTGTATACCTGCCCTTGCGGAGCAATGATGGAGGAAGTTCCGTTCAGTATGGATTATATACCAACAATCGGAGGTGCCAAATGACCAGAGAAATACTTTTCAAGGCCCAACGGCTGGATAACGGCGAGTGGGTGGAGGGAAACATTGTGGATGTCCCGGAAGATGCCGACTTTATGCCCGGAGCGTACATTCTACCGCGGCTGGTATCGGCCAGGGCAGACCCGCCCACAAAAGGTATCATGCTCGGAGGTTTCTTTGAGGTTGACCCCTCCACGGTCTGCCAGTATACCGGCCTGACCGACAAGAACGGCGTGAAGATTTTTGAGGGTGATATTTTGAGCTACAACGGATCAAGAGAGCCAGTTATTTTTAACACAGATCTCAGAATCCCATGTTTCACAACTGGAATTGGAAGCGGAAGCAGCACCCCACTACATCCGTACAAACTGAGCAAGCGCCATTTTGTCATCGGCTCCATCCACGACGGGGAGGGCGGACAGCATGAGTGAGTGGATCAGCGTCAAGGAGAGGTTGCCGGAGGAAAAGCAGAGAGTTATCGTGCGTTGTGAGCGCATTGGAACATCTGTAGGTTGGATTTTGTGGGGTGAATGGATGACGGATATTGGGCCCCGTGCGGGTAAAATCACCCACTGGATACCCCTCCCTGACCCGCCGAAGGAGGAATAGCCCTTGAACGAGTTCCCGGAGAGGCTGCGACGGTTAAGAGAAGAGAAAAGACCAGTCAAAAGCATGGTGACGGTTTCGGAGTTATGCGGGCTACCGAGTGGTGCGGTAAGAAAGTATGAGCGTGGGGAGGCGCGTCCTAATATGACAGCCTTGATTGCATTGGCCGACTACTATGAGGTAAGTTTGGACTACTTAACAGGGCGAACAAATTTCAGGTAAAATTTTTTAAATTGTCCTTTTTTGGACAGCAAAGAAAGAATCTTACTTTAAAATGGGAGTGTGGGAGCGTATACCCCTGCGCTCCCATTCTCTTTCATTCCCCTTCCTCCTTCACACGGATGGGGTGGCGTCGGTGCATCTGCCGCCACCCCCTCTGTGTGCAATATGCCGCAGGCTGAAAACCACCCGATAAACTGGGCGGAGGGTCGCGCCCTCCATGCGGCAGAGCCGACAGTCATAGTGTCGGGCAAAAAAGCGGTGGCAGCTATGACCTGCCCCGGCGCTATCCCACTGAAAACTGCCCTGCGAGTGGCTAATCATGACGTCGCTGCCGAGACCAGGGTGTGACAATCCAAGCGGGACAGCGCACATATGCCGCTCCTATCTGCATGAGGATATGGACGGCCCTATGGATGCGCCCCGAGCTGCGGCGGGTGGCCCGTAGCAAATCAGGAGAGGGCGGGTGCCGGAATCCGTCCTCTCCTCAATAAATCGAAACCATATGAGAGGTGGCGATCATGGCTGCACGGCTGACGGATAGGCAAAAAAAGAAAATAGTGGCTGATTATCTGGAAACCGAGAGCTATAACGCCACGGCAAAAAAAAATGGAGTCTGCGGACAGACAGTCAGACGAGTTATTGAAGAATCTCAAGGGATCACCGAAAATCTCAAACGAAAAAAAGAGGAGAACACCGCCGACATCCTGGCCTATATGGACAGCCGGAGAAAGCAGGTCTGCGACATCATCGAGGTGGGCCTTGCCGTGCTGCCGGAGAAGATCCAAACCGCAAAAACTGCTTCCGAGGTCACTACGGCAATCGGGACGCTGATTGATAAATGGGCGCTCGTCAAGAGCGAAGGGGAAGAGGGCAAGGTGCAGGTGATTATTGATGTCTGAGGTGCGGCTTTCTTCTGTTATTGGCCCCGCTTTCCACTTGCTAGCCCGTGACGTGTTCCAGCACGGGCACACTCACTACGACCTTTCCGGTGGGCGTGGCTCCCTGAAATCATCTTGTGTGTCATTGCTGGTCCCATTGCTTTTGATAAATAATCCGTGTACTCATGCATTGGTGCTCCGCAAGGTGGCAAACACCATTCGGGACAGCGTGTATGCTCAGTATCTTTGGGCAATTGGAGAGCTGGGCATGGCGCAGTATTGGGATGCCAAAGTCCAGCCAATGGAGCTGATTTATAGGCCGACCGGGCAGAAGATTATGTTCCGTGGCGCTGACGATCCCATGAAGATCAAGTCTATCAAGGTGCCGTTTGGCTATATCGCTGTCACACACTTTGAGGAAAAAGACCAGTTTGCTGGGCGAGCTGAAATCCGCACTATCCTACAATCCACCATGCGCGGAGGCTCCAAATTTTGGAATTTTGAGAGCTACAACCCGCCGATCAGCCGGGACAACTGGGCCAATAAGGACAGCCTGGAGGAGCGGACGGACCGGCTGTGCCACAAGAGTACATACCTGGAGGCCCCGCCTGAATGGCTGGGGGCGCAGTTTTTAGCAGAGGCCGAACACCTAAAGGAAACAGATGAGCGAGCATACCGGCATGAGTACTTGGGCGAAGCTGTCGGGACTGGCGGAAATGTGTTTGAAAATCTGGAGCTGCGGGAAATCACGGATGAAGAGACGTCTCGGTTTGACCGCATCTATCAGGGTGTGGACTGGGGCTGGTTCCCAGACCCATTTGCCTTTATCCGTCTCCACTATGACCGAGCCAGGGAGACAATATACCTAATGGACGAGATATACAAAAATAAGCTGACCAACGAGGAGAGCGCGAAGTTGATTCTTTCCAGAGGATACAAGGATGCTTACATTACCTGCGACAGCGCAGAGCCTAAATCATCAGCAGACTATCGGGCGATGGGCCTCCCGGCCAAAGAGGCAATCAAAGGGCCTGGGAGTGTGGAATACAGCATGAAGTGGCTTCAGCGCCGGAGGATCGTAATTGACCGTCGCAGGACGCCGAATGCCTATGACGAGTTTGTAAACTACGAATACGAGCGCAACAAGGATGGGGACATCATCAGCGGGTATCCTGACGAGAATAACCATCTGATCGACGCGACACGGTATGCGCTGGAGCGCGCGTTCCGCAGAATGGGGGTGACCGCTTGAACGTAATCGACAAACTCAAACAACTGGGCTACGCCACCGTGCCGGAGGAGTTTTACACAAAAGTGCAGGAGTGGAAGTCCTGGTATGTGGGAGATGTGAAGGGCTTCCACCGGTACAAGGTCCGAAACGGAACGAGCATGGTCCGATGCAAGCGGTACACTCTCAACATGGGTAAGAAAATCCCGGAGGACTGGGCAAACCTCCTGATGAATGAGAAGGTAAAAATCACTTTAGAGGGGCAGAAAGAGCAGGCGTTCGTTGACCGAGTGTTCACTGAAAATAATTTCCTGGTCAAAGCAAACGAGATGCAGGAAAAGGCGTTTGCTCTTGGGACAGTGGCTTTTATTCCGCGTGTGGTGGGAATGGAGGCAAAGGAGACTGGGCCCGTTCCAGGCAGCGCAAGAGGCATTGTGATGGACTATGTGACCGTGGAGCACATCTGGCCGCTGGCGTGGCAAAACGGAATCATTACGGAGTGCGCTTTTGACAGCATTGTTACCGTAAACGGAGAGCAATACTGTTACCTGCAAATCCACCACAAGGTCAACGGGCTGTATGACATTGAGAACCGACTATATAAATACCGGAACAACAATGTGGACACCGAAGTGGGCTTAACCTCTGTGCCAAACTTTAAACGGGTGCCACGGGTGGTACATACAGGGTCTGACCGGCGGCGGTTTGTCATTGACCGGCCCAATATCGCAAACAATTTTGACGATTCCCCACTTGGAATATCCATCTATGCAAATTCCATTGATGTTTTAAAGGGCGCAGACGTGGCCTATGACAGTTACGTCAACGAATTTGTCCTAGGGAAAAAGCGCATCATGGTCAAGCCATCTGCCATGAAATACCTAGACGGAGAGCCGGTCTTTGACAGCGACGATTTGGCCTATTATGTGCTCCCAGAGGATGTGAGTGACGGAGCAGTTATTACCCCAATCGATATGACCCTCCGCACACAGGAGCACAATACAGGCATCCAGGACCAGCTCAATTTGTTGTCCAGTAAGTGCGGTTTCGGAGAGACCTATTATCGCTTTGATGGTGGGAGCATCACCACGGCGACACAAGTTATCAGCGAAAACTCCACCATGTTCCGCACGATCAAAAAACATGAAATCATTCTGGAGCAAGTGCTGGTGGAGCTGTGCCGCATTATCCTCCGCCTGGGCAACGCGTCCATGAACGCCGGACTGAATGAGGATATTGAGATCTCTGTGGACTTTGATGACAGCATTATTGAGGACAAATCGACAGATTTTTCCAGAGATATGCAGTTGCTTCAAGCGGGCATCATGAACGATTGGGAATTTCGGGCCAAATGGATGAATGAAAGCCCGGACGAAGCAAAAAAAGCACTTCCTCGGATGGAGGACTTAACCACGGAAAGTCAAACAGAAGTAGAATGAGTGTTATTTTTGCTTTCCTCTAAGCGGTTTCGTCAATGAATCTTCGGGACTCCAACCTAGCCTTTTTATTCTTGCGGAAATAGCATCCGTGCTTAACCCTGTTTCTTCCGACCATTGCGATGCTGTTTCCTACTCGCCCACCGGCAGTTGTCCGGCGAATAATCCCTTTCGCAATCAATACGATCTATGCTCAAATTATCGGCGTAGCCAGAAGATAAGGCCCATGACCTAAACGACGTGTAATCGTCAAGCCATTCTTTGCATACACAAATACCTCTGCCTCCGTAATTTTTGTAACTGATATTGTTTGGGTTGTAACAACGTTTTTTCATTGCCCTCCAAATGTCGTATATGCGTTCTTTCTTTCGGTTCGACGTTGCGCCGTGAGTTGTTGCCCGTTTTTTCGATAATTCTGCGCTAAGACACCCGCAAGATTTTGTTTTTCCTATCTTCAATTTGTAAGGGGGTGATGCCCGGATGAAATATCCATTCTCCTGAATTATTGGACGCCCTCCCGGAAGAAATAGCCGGACTTTACCGCAGCCTGGAGGCAACCCTCCTTGACGAGATATGCTCCCGCCTGAAGCTGTCCGGTCAACTCAACGAGGTCACGGTGCAGGACATACGGGCCCTTCGCTCCCACGGCATCGACCTGACGGAGATCGAAAAGGCGATCCAGCGCACCGCAAGCATCAGCCAGAGCGACCTCGAAAAGCTCCTGGACGATGTTGTGGAGCGCAACCAAAGGTATTACCAAGAGGTCATGGACCTTACTGGGGTGACTGCTCCTGAGACGCTGGTGAGTGCCGCCGACATCGCCGCCATTATGGCACAGGCGCAGAGAGAAATTGGCAACCTGACCCGATCTATGGGCTTTCTGGTGGACAATGGCCGGACAATGCTGGCCCCGGCGAGGGCCTATCAATGGGCGCTGGACAATGCAGAAATGCAGGTCATGAGCGGGGCCGTCTCGTACAACCAGGCCATCAAAAACGCCGTCAAACAGCTTGCAGACAGCGGAATACGCAAGGTTGACTATGAGAGCGGCCACCGTGACCACATTGATGTGGCTGCCCGCCGGGCAGTGATGACAGGCGTGTCCCAACTCTGCGCCAAATACACAGAGCAAAGTGCGGAGTATTTGGAAACGCCCTATTTTGAAATATCCGCCCACATCGGGGCGCGAGATACCGGCGTCGGCTGGCAGAACCACAAGGCGTGGCAGGGCCGGGTTTACTCCATCAGGGCCGGGGACAAATATCCGAGCATCTACGAGGTATGTGGGCTTGGCTATGTGGACGGCCTGGAGGGTGCTAACTGTCGGCATAAACGATTTGCTTTTGTGGATGGCGTGATGGAGCGCACATATACCGACGAGGAGCTGGCCCACATAGATGATGGGCACGACGTGGACTTTGAGGGAAAGCACTACACGGCTTATGAGGCCACACAGAAACAGCGGCAGATCGAGCGAACCGTCCGCAAGCTGAAACGTGAACAGACAGCATATAAGGCCGCAGGGCTGACAGAGAACGCACAGGCGGTGACTGCCCGCATCCGGCGGCTGAACAAAGAATACAAAGCGTTCAGCAAGGAAGCGGGGTTGCCGATGCAGATGGAGAGGATGAGGGTATATGAAGAAGTAAAAGTAGTTGAAAAACCTGCTGTTCGTGATACAATAGAGAAAACGAACGGCGGGGGTTCTCCTGTGCATACTGTCGGAAGAATTGATGTTGAGAAATATAAGGTAGTCGCAGATAAAATCCAGACCGATGAAGTCATTATTACTGATGAGCGGATCGAGCACATTAGAGAGCGCCATCCAAATGATTTTGAACGGTATTCACAATATCTCAAACAGATTGTTGAAGAACCTGACTATATTCTGGAGGCAAATAAGCCAAATACAGCATTTCTTTTGAAAGAGTTTGTAGAGGCGGATGAAAGATTTCAGCTTATTTTGAGACTTGCTGTTGAGGGGGACATTCCGGGATATAAGAACTCTATCATTACATTTCTCAAAGTGGAGGAGAAGCGTTACAGAAGATACTTGCGCACGAAGAAAATGCTTTACAAATCTGAATAAAACGGCTATAATTCAAGTAGAATAGAATGGTTCTTTGAGGTGGACAATTTCGTGGCATCCACACGCCGATGGTATTGACAGGGGAAACCCGAGAGATGCAGGAGAACGCCACGCCTGCCAAAGAACCAGACTACGAGGGAAGGAGGCCGCAGAGATGTGGCTTCCTTTTCCCTTGCTCGGAGGGAAAATGATTAAAGAAGATATTTACGGGAAAAAGTGGTATTGCTGTCCCCATTGCGGAAAGTCTCTTTTCCCAGTCCGAACAGATACCAAAATACAACATATGCCATTTCGATGTAAAGCTTGTAAGCACGACATTGAAGTAAATATTGCATAGAGCCAAGAGCCTGTGAGCCAAGAGCCATTGATTGCTGAACAATCAGCAGTTGATGGCTCTTTTTGTTTGTCAGAGAAGACGCTAAAACCCAAACGGCAGAGAAGCCGAAAATCCCAAACACAAGACAGAGAAGTCTATAAAACCCAAAGGAGAAGCATTATGGCGAACATTGATACAAGCACTATTGAAGGGTTTGACGGCATGACCGCCGACGAAAAAGTAACGGCGCTGCTCAGTTTTCAAATCCCCGACCCTGTTGACCTGTCTGGATATGTGAAAAAGGATGTCTTTGACACGAAAGCAACGGAGGCCGCCTCCCTCGCAAAGCAGCTGAAAACGAAAACGACAGAGGCGGATACCGCCGCCGGGACGCTTTCCACGACACAAGCAGAGTTGGAGGCGCTCAAGCGAAGCTATTATGTCGCATCCAAAGGCCTAACCGGCGAGGAAGCGGAGTTCATCGCCTTCAAGGCCGGAAAGATGGTGGACGATAAGACCACCTTCGAGCAGGCCGTGGACGCGCTGACTGCTGACCGAAAGAAAATCACTTTCGATTGGACTGCTCCTGTGGGCGGCGGAAACACGAAAACAGGAGAAAACGATGTAATGAACGCCCTGATTCGGGGCGCACTCAAGTAAGAAAGGAGCCTATCAATGGCTGACATTATCGACAGAAGCAAACTTTCCGGGCTTATCCCCGAGCCTGTGACCCGTGAGATTATCCAGGGTGCCGTAACGGAGTCCGCCGTGCTGCGGATGGCCCGGCGGCTGCCCAATATGACCAGCAAGACCCAGACCCTCAATGTGCTGGATGCGCTGCCCACCGCCTACTTTGTCAACGGCGAGGCGGCCACCGGAGCGAACGACTCCAAGGCGTCCCTGAAAAAGACCACCAACATGGCGTGGGACAAGAAGAAAATTTACGCTGAGGAGATCGCCGTCATTGTCCCTATTCCGGAGGCAGTGTTGGATGACAGCGATTATGATATTTGGGGCGAGGTTCGTCCTCGTTTGACTGAGGCATTCGGCAAGGTGATCGACGCCGCAATCCTGTACGGCACGGACAAGCCTACCTCCTGGCGCGATGGCCTTGTGCCCTCGGCCACCACCGCAAGCGCTGTTGTGACGGCTACTAGCGATATTTTCAAGGATATCATGGGCGAGGGCGGCGTAATTGCTAAAGTGGAGGAGAGCGGTTACATCCCAAACGGCGTAATGGCTGCCATTCAGATGCGCGCCAAGCTGCGCGGTCTGGTGGACAAGAACGGTCAGCCCATCTTTAAGACCGATATGCAGGGAGATACCCGCTATGCCCTGGACGGTATGTCCATGTATTTCCCCGTAAACGGTGCTTATGATCCGGAGGAGTCCCTCGCTATTGTGGGCGATTGGAGCCAACTGGTTTATGCGATCCGTCAGAATATGACCTTCAAGATCTTCGACAGCGGCGTGGTGCAGGACCCCACCACCGGAAACATCCTCTATAACCTGATGCAAAACGATATGGTGGCGCTCCGCGCGGTCATGCGTCTGGGGTGGGAAATCCCCAACCCAATCAACGCTTATAATGTCGGGAATACCAAGGCTTTCCCGTTTGCCGTCTACGCCCCGGCGGGGGAATGAGTGCGCGCCTCTCGGGGCTGACGATTGGCGCGCTGATGCTTACTCCGCCGTTTGACCCAGACACGACGGAGTACACAGCCACAACCACAAATGCGACCAATACGGTGATCGCTACACCGAAGGATGAGGACGCCACAGTCACCATCCTGAACGGCGGTGCGCCGGTTGAAAACGGCACCGCCGCAACGTGGGTGGACGGCGCAAACACCCTGACCATTACGGTGAAAAACGGGACGGCCCAGAAAGTTTATTCCGTAAACGTCACAAAATCGACCTAAAAGGAGGCTTTGCAATGGCTTACGCAGACTATGAGTATTACACAACCACATATCTGGGGACAGCCATTAAAGAGGCCGACTTTCCGCACCTGTCTCTGCGTGCAAGTTCCTTTTTGGATTACTACACGCAGGGCCGGGCGGCCCAAAACTCAGACCTGGATGCCATAAAAATGGCGTGCTGCGCTGTTTCGGAGCAGTACCAAGTCATCGATACAGCGCGAGCGTTGGCACAAAAAGCACTGTCCTCCTCCCTCTCTTCTGAGGGGGGTGAGCTGCAAAGTCAGACTGTTGGCAGCTGGTCCAAGACCTACAGATGCGCTGGGGACAGTGCTGCACAAGCAACAGCCTCCGCCTCCTCCGCCCAGGAATTGCTTGCCAATGTTGCTAGTCAGTATTTGGCCGGTACGGGACTCCTGTATCGTGGGAGGAGGTGCGGCTGTGGATATGTTCCCCCATGTTGTGACAGTCTATAACACAGAAACCACGGAGCTCCCTGAGAACAATTTTGAACCATCCCTAGTCAATCATATCACAGTACTGCGTGGGGTCCTCCTGGATGCTTCCAAGGGCTCTAACGTGGCGAAAAGCGGCTTAGAGGGTGCGGACGCGGTAATCCTCTATATTCCGGTCAGCGTGGAGGCCGTGGACGGTGTGACCGGTGCGGCAAAGCGGTACATTGGCCCTATTGAGTTCTGGCGATCGGATGATAAATCCTCCCTATGGACCCTTTCTGTGAGCCGCAACTGCTTTTTTGTCAAGGGGGAAGCAGTACACCCGGACTGGACAGTACAGACTATAGAGGCCGCCTATGACGACGTGTATGACGTGACAAAGGTAGATTTTAAAGACTTCGGTGGGGATATGTCGCACTGGGAAGTCGGGGGGAAATAAAGTGCTGAAATTCACGGTGCACACCGATGGCTTAGAGTCCATCAAGGACAAGCTGGCTGAGGGATGTACTAAAGCGGAGCATACTGTGGCACTCCAAGTGAGAAAAGACACGTCGCCGTATGTGCCGGCGTTGACAGGCAGCCTGGATACACGGACACGGGTTGACGGTTCGGAGGTGATATACCCGGGCCCATATGCCCGCTATCTCTATTACGGCAAAGTCATGGTGGATTCTGCAACCGGGAAAGGCCCCATGCGCATTGTGAGTGAGGATGGGACAGAGGTAATCCGATTCCGCAAGGGAGCAAAGCTAAAGCCGACAGATCGGGACCTTAAGATACGGCGTTCTATGCACCGCAAAGCGCAATCTTATTGGTTTGAAGCCAGCAAAGCAAAGAATCTTCCCAAATGGCTGCGTGTGGCAAAGGAGGCAACATTGCATGAGCTCAAATGAAAAACAGAGGTTGTCTGTCTCTGCGTCAGAGCGCAGCAAGATTGACCGGAAAGTTTTGGCGTGGCTAAATCAATACCCAGGCTTGCCGATTTCTGTAGTAAAAACAGAGCCGCAGCTGCCAATCAACGAAAGGGGAATGGCGCTGTCTGCTTCCACAAACGCCTATTACAGCAGACACTTTATTCTTGGAGGCTATCAAGCGGAGTATTCGTTCAAAATTATTTATCGTATTAAGCCGGGAATTGGCAGTATGGACGCAAGGCTTGACGCACTGGAAACATTAAATTTGATGGGAGACTGGTGTAGCGAAAACTTCCCTGACTTGGGCGAGGAAATCCGTGTGCAGAAAGTAACCCCAACATCCTCCGCAGAACTTTATGCCCCGTATGAGAACGGAGACGAAGATTATTTTATCGAAATGAAGCTGATCTATGAGGTCGGCGTTTGAAAGGAGAAAGCATAATGGCAGACCTTGAATTTAACACTACGGCGGGCCAGACCATTGCCCGAGAACTTCTGATTGCCTATCTTAACACAGGGACCGCGGAGTCTCCCTCATGGAGTGCGTTCGGCAAGCGCGTGGAAGACTCCGATGAGGAAATGGACTGGAGCCAGGAGTCCACGCAGGACATCCTGGGGAACACCTGGACCACCATGAAGAAGCCCATCATTACCCAGTCTTTTGACCCCATCCCTATGGACGCCGGAGACGCTGCCGCAGTAAAGCTGTGGAATCTTGGTGTAAAGGACCAGAACGCCCAGTCTCTTGCCAACCAGGATATGCTGATCGCTCATTTCTACGCTGATTCCGGCGAGGCCACCTTTGCAGAGCGGTACAGCGGGAGCGCCATTGCCGTGACCCGCATTGGCGGCGAGGGCGGAGGCAACCTGGAAATTTCCACAGAGATCACCTACGGCGGCGAGCGTACCCTTGGTACGGTGACGAGAACCGGCAGCACGGTCACCTTTACTCCTGACGGGGCGGTGTAACACATGAAGGAACTGAACTTTGAATCGGGCCTTGTTACTTACTCCCTGAACGGAAAGTGTGAGGTCACATTTAACCCAACCGACAGCAACTTTGTGGAGCGCCTTTATTCCGCCTTTGAGGAACTAGACAAGAAGCAGGAGGGGTACAAGGCCCAGGTCGAGAAGATGGCAAACAAACGAGAGGTGTTTGACTTTGCCAGGGAACGGGACGCGGAAATGCGGGGAATCATCGACGGCCTGTTTGGCGTTCCAGTGAGTGATGTACTCTTTGGCGATATGAACGTTTACGCTGTGGCCGCTGGGCTTCCGGCGTGGTGCAACCTGATGCTGGCCGTGATGGACGAAATCGACAGCACATACACCAGAGAACAGAAATCAACCAATCCGCGCATTGCAAAATACACTGCAAAATATCAGAAGTACCACAAGTGAGGTAGTACGGCATGGGTTACGGACTCCCAAAAAGTGTTGAAATAGACGGGCAGGAATTTGCCGTTCGCTATGACTTCCGGGTCATCCTGGACATTTTCGAGGCAATAAACGACCCGGAACTAAGCGACGAGGACCGTGCCCTTGCCGTGCTCCATATGTTCTATGTGGACTTCGAGGCGCTGACCGACTACGACGTTGCGTTAAAAGAGTGCTTCAAATTTATCAACGGCGGCCAGGAGCAGGAGTGGCAAAAAAAGCAGCCCCAGCTTGTGGCGTGGGAGCAAGACTTCCAGTACATCGTGGCGCCGGTCAACCGGGTGCTGGGCTATGAGACCAGGGCGTTAGAGTACGACCAGGAGGGCAACACAGGCGGCGTACACTGGTGGACCTTTCTTTCCGCGTACATGGAAATTGGAGACTGCCTGTTCGCTCAAATCGTTGGCATTAGAAGCAAAAAGGCAAAAGGCAAAAAGCTGGATAAGACCGAACAAGAATTTTACAGAAAAAATAAAGAAATTGTAGACATAAAGGTCTGCTACACAGAGTCGGAGGAAGCACTAATCAAGGCGTGGACATAAAAAAGCCGCCCCCAAAGGAGCGGCCTTGGTCATCCATTTGGGTAGACCGTAATCACATCGCTTTCCGTCAATTGGTTCAGCGTCTCGCTATTTAAGACAGAAAGGCGGAACTCCACTTTTTCAACATCTTCAAGCGGCGTCTCACAGAACACGATGAAGGAGCCAGTCACACTTTTCCCTGAAAGAGCAGTCACGGGCAAGCCTGTCCCTGTGGAACAATGAGAATTTTCCACATAGACATCATCGAGCACGTACATTTGCTCTACGTCGCCTGTGTTGTCCACGGAGAGGGAGACATAAAAGCACCCATCCACTAAGTCGGAGCTGGAGCAGCCCTTGTACTCCGCCTCGAAGCCATCACCGGAAAATGTCAAGGTTTTGGCTGTGTGGTCGCCCTGAGTGTTCTGGGCGCTGGACGTTCTACCGCCCATGGAACCGGCCACGACGGCCACACAGCCAATGACGGCGATCACCGCTACCACCGCGCAGGCAACATAGACGCCCTGGTGCTGTTTCGCCCCGCAGCGGGGGCAGGCTTTTTCCGACTTTGCGATTTCCGCCCCGCAAGTCTTACATTTCATCAGTTTTCCCATTTCAATTTCCCTCCAAAGGTGGTGATTTTATGGCAGCAGATGGTTCCATCATCATTGACACCAGAATTGATGATAAAAAAGCGCAACAGGGACTAAACCGACTTAACCGGAAGATTCAAACGCTCAACGACCAAATTTATGTCAAGCAACAGCAGAAAATGCCTTTGGTGGAACAGTCAAAGGAACTGGGTGCGCAGCTTGACGCCGCAAAGGCAAAGTTGGCTTCTCTCCAAAGCACAAGCTACGGCGGTGTAGGTAAAGCGGAAATCCAGGAGCAAAAGGAGCAGGTGCGTCTGCTTCAAAGCGAATGGAACAAGGTACAAGGTCAGGTTGAAAGCTACAACAACGCAATCAGTAAGGCAAGCTTAGAGCTTAACCTGTCAAAAGAGCGGGCCGGAGCCATTCAGGCGCAGCTTGCTACCGGAAGCGCTAGTGGGAAAAAACTGGCTAATTCGATGAATCAGGCCAGAAAACAGGCGTCTCGTTTTGCTGACAACATCGGGCGGGCAATCGGAATGAGCCTTATGTTCAGCTTTGCGTTCCGGGCGGTGACTGCGTTTACAGAGTGGATGGGGAAAGTCATCAAAGTAAACGATGAAGCGTCGGAAGCCGTTGGACGGCTCAAGGGCGCTTTACTGACGATGGTTCAGCCGCTTTTCAACGTCATTATACCAGCCTTCACAACATTTGTAAATATTCTGAGTCGAATCGTCACCGCCATATCGAGCGTTGTATCCGCTATGTTTGGCATGACGCAAGAGCAGGCGGCAAAGGCGGCGGAGGAACTGTATAAGGAAACAGAAGCCCTGAACGGTGTAGGGAACGCGGCAAAAGACGCGGAGAAGTCGCTTGCCAGCTTTGACACCATCAATAAGCTGTCTGAAAACGAACAAGGGAGAGGCGCTGGAGCGGCTGCTTCGAAGGGCATCAGCCCGATTTTTGAGGATTTTAACACAGAAGAATACAAGCGGAAAATTGACGAGCTGACGGCGTATGTTTCTGGTGCACTACTTGCACTTGGCGCTCTTCTTGCCTTTTCTGGCGTCAATGTCCCCCTCGGCCTTGCGCTTATGGCGGCGGGAGCAATCGGACTTGTTTCTGTGCTCGCTGAAAACTGGGGCGCTCTTGATGGTCCTTTGCAAGCGGCCATTACAAGAGTCCTTGTAATTCTTGGCACGGCAGCTTTGGTAATTGGTGCAGTATTGGCGTTTTCCGGTGCAAATCTTCCTCTTGGCATCGGGCTTATTGCGGCTGGAGCCGCGGCTCTTGCAGCGGCGGCGGCCATAAACTGGGGGTCAATGGATGCCGAAGTGAGAAACACCATTACCGGCATTTTGGAAATCGTAAGTGGTGCGCTTTTGGTTCTGGGCGCTGTCTTTACATTTTCTGGTGCCAATATCCCCCTTGGCATTGGGTTACTGGTGGCTGGGGCCGTGGCTCTTGCAGCGGCCATTGCGCTTAATTGGGATGGCGCGACCACAAGTATTAAACAGGTAGTCACAGACATTTTGCTTTTGGTGGGAACAGCTTTTCTGGTGATTGGCGCGGTTCTTATATTTTCTGGCGCAAATCTTCCTCTTGGCATCGGGCTTATGGTAGCTGGAGCCGTTGGGCTGGCTTCTGCCGCCGCCTTAAACTGGGAAACCGTTCAGGCGGCTTTACAAGGCCCTATTGGAGCTATTATCGCCGCTGTCAGCGCAGCACTTCTTGTTCTTGGCGCGGTTTTCGTTTTTACTGGCACAAACCTCCCTCTTGGGATTGGCCTTTTGATCGTGGGGGCCGTAGGACTTGCAACAACGGCAGTTGTTAATTGGGAAACAATTCAAACGGCAATGCAAGGCCCCATCGGGGCGGTGACTGCAATAGTTAGCGGCGCTTTGCTTGTGCTTGGCGTGGTTTTGCTGTTTACCGGGGCCGGTATACCGCTAGGACTTGGGCTGATCGCCGTAGGAGCTGCCGGGCTTGTTCTCGCAATCACGCCAAACTGGAATTTCATTCAGGATGCAATTTCTGGGGCCTGGGACAGCTTTGTATCCTGGTGGGATGCTGGGCCAGCCAAATTCTTTACGCTGGATTATTGGGCAAACCTCGGGGAAGACATACTCAATGGTTTGCTTAACGGGCTTAAAAGCGTTTGGTCGAGTGTAACAAACTGGGTGTCAGAAAAAGTCGGCTGGATAACAGGCCAATTCACAGACGCAAAAAATTCTGCGCCAACAATAAATTCTTCCTCAACCAGAATGTCTGCTGCTATTAGCACAAAAAGCATTCCGGCTCTGGCCCGTGGCGCCGTCATTCCGCCCAACCGGGAGTTTTTGGCTATTCTGGGTGATCAAAAGAGCGGGACCAATATCGAGGCCCCCGCATCTGAAATTGAAGCTGCCGTTGCTCGCGGAATGCAGTCGGGCAGTGGGGTTTACGGCGGCCAGCTCACGATTACTATAAAGCCCGCATCCGGGTTAACGCGATACCTGAGTTACGAGCTGGACGACGAGTCAAAGCGGCGTGGATATAAATTAGTCAAGGCTTGAAGGTGATACATATGAGCGCAAATTATATCAAAATCAATGGTCAGTCCTTCGACGCCAAAGTAGCGATCTCAGACTACGAAGAAAACTTTAACGTGCTGGATGGAGAAAATGCAGGGCGAGTAAAGAATGGGAGCATGGTCAGGGATGTCATCGGTACATATATTGGACATAAAATCACTTTTTTCAGCGCAAGCAACGCAGAAGGGTTCGATGCCCTATGGGATTACCTGGTGCAGCACTCTGTGGACGACTTTGTAACACTTGAAGCCGCCGATGGGCAAAGCACCATTATATACGAAGCATATTATACATCCGGCAAAAGAAAAATACGAACGGTGCAGGACGGCGTAAATTACTGGGACGAAATAGAAGTCAATTTTGTCCCAGTTAACCCGCAGGTGACGCCATGAGCTATAAAATTATATATGGGGACCGGACCTTCACAGCCAAGGATATCAAGGAGGGACATTGTTTCATCGGCAATTCCATTGCTGGAGATGAGCTCACAATTGATACCTTGGATGTGACGGTCAAAAGCTTCGACACGCAGTTTTTCCCGCTGACGGACTCGGACGGGTATCTCCTGTGTGATTCAAATGGGCACTTCCTTGTGGCCAGGCCCAGACTGGATGATCTGACACAGTATGTCTATGGCGAGCCAGTATATTACTACCATGACGATGTGCTGATCGGTAAGTTTTTCTTGTCATCTGTGATGCGGGTGGGGCTAATCCATTATAAGCTCTCCTGCATTTCAGGGGTCGGTCTGCTGGATAATACCCAGCATTACGGCGGCATGTACACGGGACAAGCCCTGTCCGATGTAGTCGCAGATATTATTTCCGGCACGGTAGAGTACAGCATAGACGAGGCATATCAAAGCATCCCCGTCTATAACTGGCTGCCCATCGGGACGCGGAGAGAAAACCTCCACCAGCTTTTGTTTGTGATGGGGCTCGCACTGAAAAAAGACGCGAACGGAATGATACGGATCACAGCTCTCACGGACAGCGACCCAGCAGAGATCGAAGAGAGTCGTTTGTTTTCGGGCGGCAGCATTGATTACAACACACCGTCCACGGCGGTTTCGGTCGCGGAACACACATATATAGCATTTGCATCAGACGAAACGGTTACGTTGTTCTCGGGTGAAGCGGCGGCGGAAGATATTATTACGCCGAATGGAGCCAAGGTGTCTGGTGTGCTTGTGCCGTTTGATAACCCGATACACGATCTCCAAATCGACAATGGGGAGATTTTAGAGAGCGGCGTAAACTACGCCGTACTGGCACAGAGCTCAGATTGCCTCCTCACTGGTCAAAAGTATACGCACATTGTACGGGAAATTTTACGCGGCGAGGCTGGGGCCAGCAAGGACAACACCGCTACTGTTACGGACGCGACGCTTGTAAATCTGGCAAATTCCGAAAATGTGGCCGAGCGCGTACTTGCTTACTACAGCAAAGCACGCACTGTCTCCAATGATCTCGTGGTCGGTACAGAGCGCCCAGGCGACCCAATAAGCATGGATGACCCGTTTGGAGACCCCATGACGGGCATTATAAAATCCATGGATATCAATATATCCAATTTGCTCAGAGCGCAAACCGAATTTGTGGAGGGGTACACACCCACCGGAATTGGCAATTATTATGAGCACCTCCTTATCATCACCGAAGATGGGACGGTCACAATCCCGGCAGAAGCAAAAGGCAGGGTGCGCCTTGTCCTCATCTCAGGCGGTCAAGGCGGCGCATCCGGCGAAAAAGGCGCAGACGGCACCAATGACAGCCAAAGCGACGGAAACGGCGGTAAGCCTGGTGCGGGTGGTAAGGCTGGTAAGGGCGGTTCCGGAGGCCGCATTTACATTGCCACGATCCCGGTAACTCCGGGACAAACCTTTGCGGTAAAAATTGGGCGAGGCGGAGTCTACGGCTTTTATTCGGAGGACGGATCGGAAGAAGGCTCGTTTGGAAGAGACACCACTTTTGGGGAATACTCCACCGCGAATGGCCGTGCGTCTGAGACCGGATTTGTCGAAATGTTCAGCGGGGTCGCATACGGGCTGCCCGGTGATGACGGTGTGAACGGCGGCAGCGGCAGTGGAGAAGACGGCGCGGGAGAAAGCGTCATATATAATGGCGTTACATACACACCCGGCGCACAGGGAGAAACCGCGAGATACGAAAGCAGCAAAATGACCGTAGTAGGCATTGGCGGCTATGGCGGCGGTGCAGCAGCAGGCCACAACGGGAAAGACGGCGACTCAGGCTCCGCAGCTTATAATGGCGGAGATGGATACGGCACTGGCGGTGACGGCGGTGCGGGCGCGGACGCGGATGCTCCGGCCACTACTCAGTATCGTGGCAGAGGCGGAACGGGTGGCAACGGCGGCGGCGGTGGCGGTGCAGCAGGCGGCGCGTCGAATAACAATGTGGCAACCAATAAATGGGATGGCGAGAACGGTATCGGCGGTGCGGGAAGCCATGGCGGTACAGGCGGCCTGGGAATTGCTTTTTTGTACTATTGAGGTGGTAGCGTGGCAAGTATTATAAAAAAACTGATCAACGGGATTTTGGGCGACGTGGTACAGCTTGATCACTCCGCCCAAGATATTGACGACACCATCACAAAAACGTCCCAACTCACCGGGCGTAATCTGCTGGATAACTGGTATTTTGTGGATCCTATTAACCAACGTGGTCTGGATAGCTATGCAAATAGTAGTGGACTCTATGGTATTGATAGGTGGAAGATACTTTCAGGGCTTTCAAATTTTCGCTACGTTGAAGTTAATGATGGTTATGTGGCTATTGTGAATGCGAATACAACGCCAGGTAATTATATCTATATCGCCCAATATTTTGAGTATGAAATCACGCCAGCTGGCGTTTCACGGACAGTAAGCATTATGGACAAAGACGGGGTTGTGAGGTCCAGCACAAACTCCAATGGTATTAACTGGGTATATGGCGATGGGATTTATATTTATCAGGGCGACGCTAAGAGTCTGAACATCAGATTGGATGCTGGCAAGCGGTTGAATATGAAAGCAATCAAGCTTGAACTTGGTTCAAGTCAAACCATTGCCCATCAGGACATAGCAGGAAATTGGATGCTGAACGAAATCCCGGATTACGGGGAGCAACTGGCACGGTGTCAGAGGTACTATCAAATTTTCGCGACTCAGTCGGTTAGACCGACAAACAAGGACGATTTTAGGCCTGTAATGAGGACAACCCCTGCTCTTAGCACAATTACAATCGGCAGCACAACGTATTATACAGCTAGTGCAGAACTTTGAGGAGGCCAAAATGGACAATACATCAAGAGTCTATATCAAAACAGATGACCAGGGCCGGATTATCCGATGCGAGGGCGAATACACCCTGCCAAGCAATTTGGACGGGTGGGTGCTTATCGAGGAGGGACCGCCCTGTGACCGTCTCAATTTAGCCCAGACGCATTATTTTGAGGGAGGGCTTTACACAGACGATGGTATCCCCCGGTATAAGCTGGAGGACGGACAGACGGCAGCACGTACCGATGAGGAGATCGAGGAGGACCGTGCGGCGCTTCCTGAGCCGAAACCCTCTGACCTCACGGCGCGCGTGGAAGCACTGGAAGAAATCACGGCGGCATTTGAATTTGATCCGGCCTGGGATGGATATGCAAAAACAGCGGTGTTTACGGACGATATGGGCCGCAGCGCTGAGATCGCATTGACAGATAATACATGCACAGTCCCGTGGGAAATCCTTCGGGCGGGCAAGTACATCCATATAGGCGTATATGGAGTAAATGGGGACAAGCGATATCCGACGATTTACACGGCAAATGGCCTCAGGGTCTTTGAGGGTGCATTGCCCGCAAACCCATCTCAGCCTCCAAGCCCCACAGAATATGAGCAGCTATTGAGCATGATCGGAGACACAGCGGCCCTTAAAACCACGGACAAGTCCTCTTTGGTTGCGGCAATCAATGAGATATACCAAGCAGGCGGCGGCGGAAAGTCCGTTACAGATGCCCAAGTAAATGAGGACGGCGACCTTATCATCACCCTGTCAGACGGCACCACCATCAACGCGGGGCATGTAGTGGGCGCGGATGGTGTGCAAGGACCGGAAGGACCTCAAGGGCCGCCTGGCACGGAAGGAGAGCAGGGACCAGCGGGGCCCAAGGGAGACACCGGGGGGCAAGGCCCGCAGGGGCCAAAAGGTGACACCGGAGACACCGGCCCGCAGGGTCCCGCAGGTGCGGATGGCGTCGGCCTCCCCACGGTGACCGCAGAGGACAACGGCATGTATGCGGGCGTGGTGGACGGAGCGTGGGGCAAGGTGAGCGCGCCGGGTGGGAGCGGAGAGTGGACACTGCTATGGGAGCATACATTTTCGGAATCTGACGTGGGTACGGCATACTGGGAATGGAATGTAACCGACATAACAGAGATATCAGTCAGGACCTGGGGGCTACAGTCAAATCAAACGATGGGGTGGCAGCTTAAAGTCAATGGGGTAAGCCTCACAAATAACGTGGCCGTCCGCAACACGGATGGCATCAAGCATCAAATCATACATGCCATATTTGCCGGAGCCCATTGGATCACACGGATATCCACCTATGACTATGACGCGATGTCTGCGTCCTCGCTAAATAATACGGCATCGCCCACTGGCGCAAATATGGGAGATGGTAAAGCCCAAACGATCCAGTTTGCTCAAAGCGCCGTACAGGACTACCAGATATATAGCGGACAAGTAAAGATTTGGGTGAGGTAGCGATATGTACAAAGTAATAGATAATGTCAAAATCCTCATGACAGCAGAAGAGCTCGCGGAGCTGGAGGCCATGGGACAGGCCCAGCCTCCCATCTCGCCCACAGAGGCGGAACGGCTCTCCGCGCTGGAGGCGGCCATGCTGGAGCTGATGATGGGAGGGACAGGCGATGGTTGAGTTTATCCGCATCCAGTATCGTCTGGGCCGTCTGACGGCGGAGCAGGTGCGCTCCATGGCCCCGAAGTGGATCACTGCCGATCAGGCGGAAGAGATTATCCATATGTGACAGGCCAACTTGGCCGGAAAGGAAGTCAGCTATGAAGCATCTGTACGAGTACATCAATGAGATCATGGATATCGCCGAAGTCAATCACGCGGAGCCGCAGAACGCCAAGGATATGTTTTTGGCCAATATTTGGAACGCCGGGGCCCCCACGCTGCCCCACTACAGGGGCGCGGGGAATGTGGATTACGCCGCATTGGCGGAGGACCTGCCCAGACTGGCCAATGAGGGAGCGGCCCTCACTCAGGCGTTATTTGACCACTACAAGGCGCTGGTGGAGCTCCGCAGGGCGGGGCGGTACGCCGAGGCGGTGGAGCTGATGCGCGGGGCTGTGGAGGCGGCTGAGGGCGATGAGTAAGTACATCGCCTTCATCCCGATGGAGAAGATCGAGCGCATCCAGATATACGTCAACAAGTCGGCCAAGACCCTGGCCGAGATCAAGGCGGAGACCGGGGCTGACTATCTGATCAACGGCGGACTGTACCAGGGGGCCCAGGCGGTATGCCACCTCCGGGCGGACGGGCGGACCTATGCTAAGGACCCGTATACCTACTGGGGCTATGCCTGGGACACAGGGCCGGACATCACCCTGCGCTCTGTCCCGGCGGCAGAGCGGCGGAATTACATCTGCTGTGTGTGCCTGCTGCGGGGCGGAAAGGCGGAAACCCTCATCTACAACCGGGATGTGGGGGGCAGCAGGCCCAGGACAGCCATGGGGATTAAGGATGGGGCGCTGTGCCTCTACTGCACCAACAGCGGGCGGACTCCGGAGGAGCTTCAGGCCGAGCTGCTGGCCCTGGGGTGGGAGAGCGCCGTCATGCTGGACGGCGGCGGCTCCTCTCAGTGCGATCTGGCGGGGAAGCGGATTGTCAGCAACCGGAAGGTACACAACCTCATCTTGGTCTACAAACGTAAGAGGGCCCCATCCGAGCCCGACGACAGCGATAAGGAGG